CGCCCCTAGCGGCAGGCGCGCGCCTGATCGCGCGCAACGGCGTAGTCCTGCAGCATCGTGACGATGACGGAGTCGACGGGGAGCACGTCGAGTTCGTCCGCTGCCCGCGCCTGTTCCTCGCGCGTGTACTCGATCACCGCCGGGCAGGCCGTACCGTCAGAACTTGCCGTCGCGCATCCTGTCAGCAAGAGCGCCGCGATTGCGGGGACGGCGAGTCGCCGCTTCAAGCTGTGCATCCTTGATCCTCGCGTTCTGCCGGTGCACCTCGCTCCGGGCAGCTTCCTTGCCGGCCGCGAACAGGCGCCACGCGACGACGGCCGCGGCAGCGATGGCCACGCCGGCGACGACGGCGTACGCCTTGAGGCTCGACAGCATTACCGCCCGTCCGCCCGCTTGGCGCGACGAAGGCGCCACAACCCGTAACCCACGGCCGCGACGGCCAGCGCGGCGAACACGAGCGTCGGCCACCGCTCCGCAAGCTGGTGGACGATCGGGAGCGCAGGCTGCACAGCGTCCATGATCGCGCCAACCGCCGTAATGGTAGCCACGCCGCCGGCCGCGGCTGTAGCGGCGCCCTCCGTCTCCCCGGACGGCTTGCGCGACGTGATGCCCGCCAGTTCAAGCCCGCGGTTCACGACGTCGGACGGGTACCGGTAGCCGGCGCACTCATGCGCAATGATCGCCTCGACCAGCGCGCGCGCGTCGTCGTAGCGGTGCACGTCGAGTCGGTCGTCAGGATCGACGCCCATCTGTGCCGCCACGTGGCGCACATAGGCGGACGTGTCCTGCGCGTACTCGCCGCCCGCCGCCGGTCCGTTGCGATCACCCTTCGGCGGCGCCCACCGGTTGATGATGGTCCGGACCGTGCGCACCTTGTGCACGTCCTGATAGGTGATCAGGGTACGCGCCAGCGCGCGGATGCCCCACGCGGGACCGGTGAACGCGAAGAACTCCGGATCCGGCTGCACCTTGGCGAGTCCCTGCCACGGATCCTTGCTGATCCGGATACAGCCCGGGTTGTTGAGCCGCACGCCGCGCGGCTTGTCCTTGCCCATGGTCATCCCCTCGCGTCGAGTCGCTTCAGTACCTCGGCATGGCGTTCCGCCTGCCGCCGCTCGTGGCCCTCTAGCGCGCGTTCAATGCGCGCCTCTACGGCCCCCAAATCTTCCTTGGTCGCGGTGCTGCGCACGAGGTCGTTGACGCGTCCGTGCAGCAGCGTATCGGCTTCCGCCGCCATCTTGCGCGACTCGGTCGTGCGCCGGTCCACGTCGTCGCGCAACGCGTCAATACGCTCGTCCGCCTTGCCGATCCGGTCCCATGTGCGCCAGAAACCACCCAGCGCCGCCGCGGCGAGCCCGCCGATCAACCATTGCCACAGGGACGTCTCGCCGCCCATCGTTACGCCGCCATTTTGCGGCGCAGCAGGTAGAAGTCACCGGAGTCGAACGTGATGCCGCTCCCGATGATGCGCAGCCCCGTGACCACCTCGGCCGTGGTGCGCCAGCCGCGCGTGTCGGACTTGCCGGCCGCGCCCGTCTCGCTGCTACCCCACTGTTCGATTTTAGCCCTGTGGATCGCGTTGGCAGCGGGCAGCGACACGACGATTTCCGCGTCCCACGTCTCACCCGCGGACGCGCCGCCAAGGTTGGACATTGACGAAATCGGAATGCCGGACGTCGAAAGCCCGCTACTCGCGCCCGTCGTCGTGGAAATCGCATAGTCCGACTGGTGCACGTAACCGCTGGTCTGGTAGGTGGGCGTCCCACCGGTGCCGTACTGCAGCACCAATTGTCCCGGCGTCTGGTCGCCGCTGTTTTTCACGTTCCGGGCGCAGATCATGTAGTCATAGTCCGCGACGAGGTTGCCCTCGCCCAGCACGATCGACGCGCCGCCCGATGCGGTCACCTTCTCGACAAACTGCCAGCCGGACACGGTGAGGTTCGTCAACTGCGAACCGTCCACGGCCGGCATTCGTGCCGAGCCGTCGAGCACCGGAACATTGCCGGCCGCGGTACCGGCGGTGCGCGTGCTCGCGCTCCCCAGCGCGGCGCCCTGATAGTACGGCGTCCACGTGGTGCCCGACAGGCTGGCCACCGTCACCCACGCGTTGTTAGCGGAGTTCCGTTGCTTCAACAGGCTATTCGCCGTGTCGAACCAGTACATGAACGCGAAGGTCGTTCCGGGCGCGGTGGCGCCGCTGTTCTGCGTGGCGATCGCCTCGAACAGCGAGTTGAGATCGGCACGAACGGTCGCACCATCGGCGTTCGCAACGTCGTAATCGTGCTGCGCCATTAGCGGTTGTGCCTTTCGTACCAGCGGCACCAGTCCCGGCACTCTTGCGGGATCGGCCGACCTTCGGTGAGTGCGGTTGTCAGCAGATAGAACGCCCGGTCACGATCGACGGCCGGCCGCTTGATCTTGCCGTTACCGAAACCCACGGGGATGAAGGTGGCGCGGCCGGCGTCGTAGTAGTACCGGCCGTCCGCGGGGAGATCGCCCGCATCCACGTCCGCCGGCTTGGGCTTGCTGACGTTGCGGACCGCCACGAGGCGCCCCTTATCGTCCAAAACAGCCACGCGCACTAGACGTCCTCCGCGATCACCCCGAGCGAGTCAACGCGTATATTGAACGCTGCGTCCTCCGTGGTCAATACGGCCCTGAATTGGAATCCGCGCGCCTCGAACTCGGCCGCGTCCAAATCGTTCCACACGGACCACGCGACAGGCGAGCCGGCCGGATCGTCGTCGGTATAGCGCACCTGCACGCGGCAGTCCGCCGCCGCCTGCGTGGTACCGTCGAAATCCTCCCAAACGTCTATGCTTTCCGTGCGCTCGTCTATCTTGTCCAGCGTGTTTATGCTGGTCGCATCCACTACACTTGTGAGCCGCACGCGATTGACGGAACCAAGATCAAGCCCGGCCGCGAAAGTATAGGTACCACTCACCGCGATACCGCCGAACGCGTCGAGATCGGAGATATCGTCTAGGTCGTCAATGTCGTCGAACAACCCGGTCCCGGTGAGTCGTAGCGTCCCGTCCGCGGCCACCACGTTCGACTTGCCGCCGGTGAAGTCGGGCGACTCGGTGATCGTGGACACGTTGGCGAAAGCGAGCACGGACGCCTGTTTGGTGGACAGCGCGACCACCTCGCTGGGACGCCCGCCCTTGTCGAACACCCGGGCAAGGTAGGTGCCCGGCTTGAGCGGCAGCGTTGCAAACAGCGCGTCACCCTTCGCCGCGGTGCCGATTGAGGTTGAGGATTGCCACGCTGCCGTATCCGCGTCGGTCGCGGGGGAGTGTCGGAACCGCACCTCGCCGCCGAACCGCACGTCGAGATCGGCCGGTCGGTCCCAGCGGATAAGCGCCTGCCCGCCGAACACGCTGATCGTGGCGTTCACCAGCGCACCGGGCGCGGACGTCTGGCCAACCACCCGATGCGCGTAGACGGTGGCCCAGCCGCCCGGTAGGCGCGCGTCGTTCACGTCGCGCCAGCGCACCCGCACGTCGTAGCTGCGCCCCTGTTCCACGCCGCCGATGATCTGATCTCCACCTTGCTGCGCTGTCACGGCCGCGGCGTAAAACGGCTCATTCGTCGCCGCGGCGCGCGCCTGCACCTCAAGGCGCACGCGGGTATCCTGCACGGCCGCGACGCTCACGGCGATATGCGGCACGAGCGTGTTGCCGGAACCAAGCTGTAGCGCCGACTCGTCGGACCGAATGTTGGTGATCTCCGCATCCGGGACGCCCGCAACGGCGGTGATCTTGGAGTCGAAAGCCGGGATGGTACCCGTATCGGCGGCATAGATCGCGGCGGACTCGGGGACGCACACGAGGCGCGCCGTCAGTTCGTCCATGGGCTCGATCGACAGCAACAGGCCGCGGATCGTCTCGCTGCCCAGCACCCCGAACCCGAACAGGTCACCGACTGCCGGCGCCTGCGCGGACGGGATGACGGTGGCGAACGTGACGGACGTCTGTGCGCCGGCGGACGTGACAACCTGCCGGGTCAACGCGGCGTTGTCCGCCGTCCGGATGGACACCCCGTAATCGGTGCCCGCTTCCATCGTCAGCACTTCGTCCACGGTCACGCCCGCGACGTCGCCGGGGTCGGTCCGCTCCATGCTGACGCTGCGCACCGGGCTTGAGTCGGTCGGCACGGTATAGCCGCCGCTGACGGTCGCGCCGGCAACCGACACGCTGCCCGACAGCCGGACAACCTCGACGTCGTAGGTTCCGTCCGGCACGTCGAGCGTCAGCACGTCCGCGCCGTGCGCTTGCGTGCTGCCGGCGGTGGGAATGTAGGTCGTCGGCTCGTCACCTAGTTCGTTCTGCCCGCCCCACACGAACGCGTAATGCGTGGCGTTGTCCCCGAGAAAACTGTTATTCAAGTCGCCAGTTGCGAGGCCGATACGCACCCGCGACGTGCCTGTTGAGGGGTAGGCGATCGAGATACGCAGGCGGTACCACCCATCGTCCAGCGCCTCAATGCTGCGCTCTACGATGTTGCCGGCGCCGGAACCGCTCGTGCCGCCCACCGCACCGGCGCCGGACAGATGGAACCAGCCGAGCCCGGTGAACAGCACAACCTCGCCAATCCACAACCACGATAGCGCCCCCGCCTTCGCGTGTATGGTGATCGTCCGCGTGGTACCGCCCGTGACGGCTACGTTCTGCCCGATTGAATGCTCGCCGGTGAAAGCGGTCGCCACGAGTCCGTCCGCCGTGCTCGTGCCGTCCGGCGCAGTCTCGACGTTGAGCGCGGCCGGCCGGTTCATGCCGGTACCGCCGCCCCACGCGGATTGCGAGACGTCCTCGCTATGAAGAAACGCATTGATGACCACGGGCTCATTCAGCAGCCCGTCGAGTGCGTTGGTCACCGGGTCGTAGGTGAACCGCGGCGCGCTACCCACCGCCGTTCGCAGCGCCCCGGAGGAGTCGAAATACGAGCCGTTGTAATCGGCCGGCGCGCGGTACAGGCTCGCCCCCGCCGGCATGGCGCCGGTGGTGAAGTCAAACGCGTAGTCCTGCACCCGGGTCAACGCCTTGATGCGGCCGGCAGCGAGCCCGACCAGCAGCACGTCATGCGTGACCATCACGAGATCGCCACGCTGCGCCACGAGGTATTCAAAATCGACGTTGAGCGACCACCGTTCCGGCCGGAGCAACGCCTGCGCCAGATGGAACCGGGCGAACTTCCACACGTGGTCCGGGTCGGTAATCCCCGGTGCATCCAAGGACTCGAAGTCGGTGGCGTTCGCGGAGGTGTAGCCGTCCGCGTAGACCACGCGCTCGTCCGCTGCCCAATTCTTTTCGCGATTGGAGAAGCGAACCCGGAACGCGTGCGGCACGTCGGGAAACGACTTCTCTAACTCAAAGCCCCAACTGTTGCGCGGCGTAAAATGTTGCACCGGCACCGTCTGTTCGTAGTCGTAGACCACGGACCACTTGCCATCCACCTGCGTCGGGGAACCACGCCCGGCCGCGGCGATATCCGCGAGCGTGTCCCACACGGACGCCTGAAAGTCGCGGACCATATTGAACTCGAACCCGGCCGCGGCGCAGAACGCGTGCCAGTCCTGCAGCTTGTCCACGTCCACCCGGGAGTCGCTCAACGCCTGCGCGTTCGCCGCACCCTGCAGGACGTGGCGGAACAGGTCGGCCGGGTTGCTGCTAACCGCTTCCGCCCATGCCGGGCTTCCGCCGGTGTAGCTGTTCACGTAGCTACTCACCGTGGCGTTGAGATCGTCAACCACCCGGTTTAGCTGGTCCGTCGCCTTGATGACGAGCGCGGTAACTGCCAGCGGGGACGGGAAGGAAATTGGATCCTCGTCGGTGATCGAGCGCAGCGCGGACCACTCGCACGCGTCGAAAATGGAGGAATCGTCCGTGTCGGTCGTGGTGCGCCGGATACGCACCTCGTAGTCCCCGCGCGCCGGTACGGACCACCGGAAGCCATGCCGGATGGCGCTGGTCCGGTTGTGTGTGAACGTCACCGTGTCGCCGTCGATCCACGCCGCGTCAACGGTCGCGGCGGTGAAGGTCGGAGTCGACCATGGCGCCGCGGGACTGCCGCCCACCTCGCGGTACTGGATTTGCACCGACACGCTTCGCGAGCCACGCGAGCCGCCCCCGCCGAACTGCACGAGCCCGGAGGGGAACGTGATATCGACGCTCAATTCGTCCGCCCCGGTCCCGGCGCTACGCGTCTGCCAATCGCTCGCCTGTTCCAGCGTGATGGCGAACGAGTCCTGATTGACCGAGTCGGGGAACAGCGTAATTGCGGCGTCCCCCACGCGCCCCTCGCGCGTCTCAATCTGCACGTCGGTAAAGTTGGCGATCGGCGTTTCCCCGATCTTGATATCCTCGATCTTGAGCGGCCCGTATCCCCAAACGACCAGCATCCGGAGGTAGTTCGCGTCCCCAACTACCTCGCTGTAAGACAGCGCGCCAAGCGGCGGAACGTGCTTGTGGGTGCCCAGCACCACCGGCACCGTGCCGAACGGTCGGGCCGTGTTGCGCGCGCCGTCAATAAACAGCGTCGGGGAGTCGCGCTGATTGCTGCCGCCACCGTAGCCCGACAGGTCACCCAGCGTTGGCGGACGGATCGGCGCCACCGTGTTGACCAGCAGGTTGCCGAGGATGGCCACGCCCGCGGCGGCGAATGGACCGAGGTACACCTGTGCAGCGATCGTCGCCGCGACGACGGCGAGCGTCAGGATCGTGCGCAGCGGATCCTTGCCGCCGCCCCCGCCACCACCGCCCTGCGCGTAGACCTTGACCGTGACCACGGCTCCGGCGCGCGGGCGCACACGGCGCCAGTTCACCGCCGGCACGTAGTGGTCCCCGATCCAGATATGCGCATGGCGCCGCAGGATCGGGTCGCACTGCACGTGCTCTAGCATGTCCGCGAGCGTCAGGCCGTCCGGAACCTCATGGGTAACCGACTCAGTCCGGAACGGGTGCGGTACCGCTATCAGCCGGCTCATAGAACCCTTCGATCCTAAAGCGCGCCATCGGCTCATGGCACGTATCAACGCCTTGTTCTACGTGTAGCACACGGCGTCCGGGTAGTACGAGTCCCGCGTGGATCGGCAGGCCGCGGCGATAGATGCACGCCGCCACCATGGGACGCGGCGCGGCCGGCTGCCACCGTGGCGCCTTGCGATCGAGGAACAGGCGCGCCAGCAGCCGGTAATTGCTCACCGAGTCGTACGCGAAGTCCGGCACCGTCACGCCCGCAACGTCGCGGTATGCCGCCACTATCAGCCCGTAACAGTCCCAGCCGTCATAGCCGCGCCCGTGCGGAACGAACGGTACACCCACCGCGCGCACAGAAAATTCGTTGAGGGTGAAAATAGGGTTTGACAACCTAGGAGCCTACGCGTACATTGCAGTCATGGAGTTCACTACTACGACGGGAGACACGGAAATGAAGCTTGGAACCGAAACCGCCAGCGTCATGAACCACCTGTACAGCCGGTCCGTAAACGGGCAGCCCGAGCCGGAGGTGGGTATGGGCGCGACCTTCCTTCACTGGACGGACCGACACGCCGGTACAATCATCGCGTGGGACGGCAAGGTGGTCACGGTGCAGCGCGACCATGCCAAGCGGATCGACTCGAACGGCATGAGCGAGATGCAGGAATACGAGTACAGCCCGAACCCCAAGGGCGCGGTCTATCACTTCCGCCGCGAAAAGCGCGGAATGTGGACTGAGGTGCGACGCAACCCCAGCACCGGCCGATGGGTAAAGGTCGGCGGCGCCGGCCTCGCGATCGGCTACCGCCGCGCATACTACGACTTCAGCCTTTGACAGGTACCGGACGGCGCGCAAGCGCCGCCCCTCCCCTTCACCGGAGGAACGAACATGAGCACTCGTGCAAGTATTATTGAGCGTCGCGCCAGTCTCGCGACTGAGTTCGGCAAGGAATATGCGGAGCGACTCTTTGGTCGCGCGATCCTCGACCAACTCCCTCGTTATGTTCGTGGTCCACGCAAAGGGGAGATCAAAGGTTACCTCGTCTGGAACAAGTGCGATCGCGGCGGCTGGCACCGTCACTCCGGGCGCGTGATCTATCCGAACACACTCATTCGCGCATCGCTTCGAACCGGTCCTGACAGCAGCTACCCGGCCCTCGTCGCGTGCATCCCACCCCGGACCACCCCGGACCGACTGGATTTCAGCGGCGATCTTCTCGGTGAGCATGGGGAAAAGCTGACCCGCTTCCTCGCCGCCTAGAACAGCCCCGGGAACCCCGCCGGCGAGAAGATGCCGGCGGGGTACGGCTCGCTCGCGAAGTCCTCAAGGCCGAGATCGCCCGTCACGCGACCAGCGTTCACCTTGACGTTCGACAGCCGGAACGACGGCCACCGCCGTTCCACCACGTCCGGGTCCGCGGCGCGCACCACTTGCATAGTCACGGTGGGTGCGCTCGATATGCTCCGGATCGCCTCGCCTATCTCCCGGCTTACGTTGTCGATCTCAAGCCGCGCCCGCGGCGGCGCGTCCTCGCGCGCATCCGGCAGCACGACGCGGAACGGGTAGGCGATGAAGGACTCGCCGTTGCTCGTGATCGTCTCCGTGTTGTTCACCACCCGGATCGCCGCGGACAGGTCCGCGTGCTCGATCGTCAGCAGCACCAACCACACGTCCGCCGTCTGCGCGGCGTAGGCACTATCAATCAGCGCCGCGGTGGTCATGGCAGCTTTTCCAGTTCCATGGTGATCCGGTACAGTCGGCTCGACGCGGTGGCGTTCGGTCGCAGCATGGTCACTTCAGGCTCACCCATGAACCGTAGGGACGCGGACACGTCGGTTTCCGGATCCTGCCACGTGAACGCGTCGGCGCCCTGCCCCAACGTCGTTTCATAGAACGTGTCGAACGTGGAAAGCTGTGCCTGCGTCACGATGATGGACGAAACGTACTGACGCACTGCGGCGGTAAAGCGAGCACGCTGTTTCGCCGGCCCCGTTTCCATTTCGGACCGGAGCACACCCGGCTGCCGCTTGCGTCCCAGCGGCAGCAACAGGGATTGCGGCAACGTCGCCGGCCATGTGGCCATTACCCACGCCCCTTCAGTTGCGGGTTGAGGTTCGCGAAGTTCTGCCGGAGCGCACGCTGCGTTCGGCTGCCCGGCGTGCTGATATTCCCAGCCACCGCCTCGTCAATCATGACGTCGATTGTACGCCCCTGCGGACCGCTCGACTCCTGTGTCTCGACCTTCGCCCCGGGCGGCGCGTAGACGTTTACCACCACGTCCCCCGCGCCGCCGGCATTGTCGTTCGCCACTTGTTGCGCAGGCGTCTCGATAGACACGCGCTCGCCGCGGCTGGCCCGGAACTGCACCAAGTTCCGATCGGTCCCCGCGGCGCCGCCCACGCGGAACGTCCCGCCGGTGGCGAAGCCGGGCGCCGATCCGTTCCAGTCCACCGATGCGCCGCCGGTGCTGCCGCCCCCAAGGCTGCCGAGGATCGAGCCCAAACCGCTTTCGGCGGACTTCAACAACGGTTCGATTACAAAGCGACGCATGATCAGGCGCATTAGATCCTGTTCAAGCCCGCGCAGCACTTCGGAGAAATCCTTGCCCGCCACCATCGCGTCCTCGAATGCACTGGTGAAAGACAAGCCTAGTTCCTCGGCAAGCGTTTTACCCTTTTTGGTTACCTTGTTGGCTTCCTCAAGTTCCTTCCGCGCCTTTTCGACCGCGCGCGCATAGGCTTCCTCGCCAATCTCCGCGCGCAGGTCGTTCAATTCCTCAATCTTCGCGTTGTATTCTTCCTGTGCGGTGCGGTTTTCCTCGATAACCTTGGTCACCTTGCGGGCGCGTTCTTCCTGCGCCTTGGTCCGCTCTTTCGCGGCTTCAGTCGCCTCTTTTTGCGCTTTTTTCTCGCGTTCCAGCGCGTCAATGAGCGGCTCGATTTCCTTCCGGAACGACTCGGTAACCTCGATCCCTTCCTTTTTGGCGATCGAATACAATTCCTGTTCCGTTGTGGTACGGGAAATCTGCGCGATCTCAAACTTGAGTTGGTCCCGCACCTTGCCGATCTTGTCGCCAGTTTCGTCAGCAGCTTCACCAACCGACTCAAGGCTAGCAGCCAACAGCGCGTCCTTTCGGACTCGCTCTTTCACGATATCGTCCAGATCGCGCAGCTTGATCAGTAGCGCCCGGACAGTTTCCGCGTTGTCCCCGAACGCTTCCTTGAGGCTGTTCTGTGCCAGCACTTGCTGAAAAGACATTCCAGCAAGGGACTCCAATTCCGCCTCAACGTCACGGATTCGCTTTTGCAGTTCGCTCACCGGCAAGAAACGATCCGGAACGAACATGTTTGCAAATTCAACGATCTTGGGGACCACCGCGGCGAACGCTTCACCGAGTCGAACGATGTGCGGCGCGAGCGATACAACGACGCGGGTTAGCTGTGTCTGCAGTACCTTCGCCATTTTGCTTAGTTCATCGCTCGCGCGCTCCGCTTCGCGCGTCATGTCATCCGACAGCACCAAACCAAGGTCGCGGGCTTCCTTCCGCAACTTCTCGATACCCTCCGTCCCCTCGCTCAATAGGTTGGCCATCTGCACACCGGCGGTGCGACCGAACGCCGCGGCAAGCAACGCATTCCGGTCGAGTTCGTTGCCCATGCCGGCCGCAGCCTTCATAACCATATTGAATGCGGTTTCCACGTTCCCCGCGGTGCGGAGTTGCGCTAGGAGTCCATCGTCGCTCTTTTTGAGGATGGTCACGAGGGCGCCGGTCCCCGCGCGCAGTTCACCGACACGCTTTGAAAAGCCGAGTAGCGCGGAGTCGAATGCGCTCACGGAGATCCCCGACAGGTCCGCGGCGTACCGTAGTTCCTGCAGCGACTCCGCGCTGATCCCCGCCGCACGCGCCGTCTTAGCGATGCTGTCCGCAACCTCTAGATTTTTCTTGATCAGGAAACCGAGCGCCGCGGCGCCGGCAAGCGCCACGGCGGCGGTGCGCAGGGAGAACAGGCTCTTTACTGAGTTCTCAACGGACGTCCGGAACCCGTCGAGACTCTTGGTCATCCCCCCGGACGAGTCGCGCACCGACTGCCGAGCGCGCCCCATGTCCTTTTCAAACTGCGCGGCGTTGGCGGACAGTTCGACGCGGAGTGCCCCGATTGCGTCAGCCACGGCCCGTCCCCTTCCTCGTCAGATCGCGCCCGCCGAACGCTTCATTCAGCAGCCGCACCGCGTCTAGCATCTGGTCCGGAGTCTGCGGCTCGACGCGTCCCCGTCGCTCAAACCGACGCATCGTGTTCGCCAGATCGGGGAGTCGCTTCATGCGCATATACGCCGCCATGTGCCACGCGCCCCACAACTCCCGCCGGTAATCTTCCGCCTGCCGCTCGCCCACCCACTCCCACATTTCGTGCGGCGTGAGCGACCAGAACTCCGCGGGCTTCAGCCCGGCGCGGAATGCCGCTTGCCGCGCGGCGGCAATGAAGTCCGCGGAGGGTGCGATACCGCCTTGCCATCGGCCGGCGGTGCCCCTTTCTGTCCGTGGAACGCGAGATTGAGCGCCTCCATGACCGCTTGTACGGTCGGCACGATCGGCGGCGAGGCGCGCTTGACGTCCTCCGCGCTGATGCCATCACCGAGTCCGATCGCAACCGCCTTGGCGATCGCGTCAATGTCCGTCAGGACGCTCGCTTTCGATATGGCGGCGTCAAAGTCCTGCCCGAACTCCTCAACGAGTCGCCCGATCGCGTGCCAGTCATACCGGAGCGTCCCCAGCCCCGGCACCTCGCGCTCGTTACGCAATGGTCGGCACTCCGGTGACCTTGAACGTAATTTCCGCCGTCATCCGATCGTCGATCGGCGCCACCGGCTGGAAACCGGTAATGAAGCCGGCGAACGTCCACGTGGTCGCGGGGGAGTTCGGGAAGGTGACCCGGTAGTTCCGCGCCACGTCCTGATTGTTGTAGTCGTGCAGCAGCCCGCCGGACGCGTTGCCCTGCGTCGCATTCGCGGGCAGGAAATTGACCGTCACCGTGCACTCGCCGCCGTCGCGCAGCCCGGGGATATACTCGTGCGCGCCACCCGGCGAGTCCGTGTGCGTCGCCTGCACGGAGTCGCGCGACAGCGCGGGCGGCGAGACGTTGACCACCTCCGCAACCTTGACGAACTGTTCCGGGGACGCGCCATCACCGCGCGAAAAGAGGATCCCCTTACCGATCAACGCGCTGGTCATGTCGACTCCTCCGTCCAAACCGTAAAGTCGGCAGACCTACGGTACAGTTCCGCCTCATCGTCGTACATATCGCGCTCACGTTCAAGGAAAATTCCTTGCGTCACGATCGCACCTACCGCGCCGCGGTATCCGTCGAGCCTTTTGCGCACGGCTTCAAACAATGCGTCCACCGAACCGTATGTCGAGCCCCACACGTCGATTTGAAATTGGATCCGCGCAAGCCCACTCGCGCCGTCCGTCGAGTGCACCCGGTCGCCGCTGATCCGCTGATAGCTGATCGCCGGCAGCGTCGGCTTTTGCGGCAGTTTAGACGGATATACCCGGGTACCCACGAGGGTAGCCACGGTGGCGCCGGCTATCAGGTAGGTGCGCAGTCCGGCGGCAATGGTCGTCATCCTCCGAGTGCTCCCCGTGCCGCGCGGCTCAACTTGCCGGCGGCAGCCTTGCGCGCGAGCGTGCGCGCGGACTTTGCGAGCGCCGCCCACACCTCAGTCTGGATTGCCGCAAGCACCTTTTCCTTAGTCGACTCCCAAGCCGGCCGGAGAAACGGGCGCGCAGCCATCTTGACCGTGCCGAACTCCAAGAGGTGCGCGTGATTGCCCTTCGCGCCCTTCCCTGCCGCCGCGCCGATATAGACCTCGACGCCCTGCGCGTCATGGAGCTTCCCCTGCCGCTTATTGAGGCGCGTGCTGATTCGGATCGACGCCTGCAGGTTGCCCGTGCGACCACGTGGCGCGAGCGCCTGCGCCTGCGCCGCGGCCGGCTTGGCTGCACTGGTGAGCGCCCGGCGCAGCACGCTCTTTGCCGTCGCCTTGGGCAACTGCGCCAGCGCAGCCTCCAATTCCTTCGCCCCGATCAATTCAGCGCGGATCTTCATTCCGCCCTCGCGCTCGCGTCGATCTCGAGTCCTTCGCGCCGACCGAGCGGCCGCACGTCGTGGATATCCCAATTGCGACCGTCGTATACGATCCGATTGAGCACCGTCACGTCGTCGCGCCAGCGCACGCGGAAGGTCACCATGCCCTTGCCGATCGTCTGTTGCGCCGTGAACCGCTCACCGCCGCGCACGGGTAGCACGCCCGCGGCAAGCGTGGTCGCGGTGTGGATCTTGGTCCACGTCTCGACGTCCTGCCCGAACGCGTCCTGGGTGACGGTTTTGGACTGAATGACGATCGAGCGGTCTAGGTCACCGGCGCGCATAGCGTCACCTTACCAGCCAACGCAACAGCGCGCTAGGCGATACGCGCGGAAAGCACGTCACGCACGATGCGGGCGAACCGTTCCGCACGCGCACCCCGGCGGCGGCAAGCTGCGGCACGGCCGACGCGAACAGGTCCGGAAGGTGGTCGAACTGGTTTCGCGGTGCGCCGGTGTCATAGGCGTACCGCTCGCTCGTGCCGTCCACGCCCAACAGCCCGACCTTGCCGGGCCGGAGGTGATAGGCGTAGCCGAGCGCACCCCACGCGCTGTTGCCGGTATGGATGGCGCTGGTATCCTCGCTCAAGGTCGCGCGCGCGTTCCACGGGCCGTCGCCGTTCACCCGACGCAGGTACGTTACGTGCGGCTCGCGCGGCTCGCGATGGCCACGGAGGCGCGCCACCGGCGTTCCATAGTCGTCGGGGACCGCCATCACGTAGCGCACGCCCGGCCGCGGCGTCGCCGCCAAGGCGCGCACCGTGGCGCTGGGATCGAGCGAGAACCAGACGTCCGCCCGCGGCAGCCATTGAATCGCGCCGTTCACAGCGACCACCAGCACCCGCGGCGGGATGCGGCTTAGGTCGACTCCCTCAACGCTGGGACCGGTGGCGACGATCAGGACGGTTGGTTTAGGTGGCGCCACGGCAAACCAGCCCGCATTTCGTCAAGGGTCCATTGACTGTAGGCCAGCCGGGCGAGCCACGCGGCGCGGCACGGCGTTTCCCCGAGCGCGTCAAGATCGTTCCCCGCCACCGGGTACGCCATGGCGCCGCGGTCCAGCGCAACGGTCGGCACGCCCGCGAGCACCGACTCGACTCCGGTGGTGCTGTTCCACGTGACGACGGCCCGGGCTTCCTCTAGCACCTCCGCGAGCGGGCGCGTGTCGTGGTAGCGCGCGTCCACCCCGTAAGTTGCCGGCGTGTCGATCTTCGGGTGCGAACGGAAGATGACCGGCAAGCCCTGCGCACGGTAGTACGCGACGGTCGCACGGCACCACGCGACGTGATCCACGTCCTGCACCTGCACGTCGCGCGGCAGTTGCCCGATGACGACCACCGGGCCGTCCGGCCGGAGTCGCCATTTCTTGACCGGCAGCCCGATCGCAAACGATCGGTCCAGCGGAGTCCGGACGCTCGTGTTGAAATCCGCGTGCCCGGCGACACCGCCCCACCCGACTTGATAGTATTTCCCGCGCCACAGGAAGGCGGACTCCACCATGAGCAAGGATCGTCCGGAATGACGGTCGAGAACCACCTGTTTCGACCACGTGGGACGATACGCACGCTTGACACCACCGAAGATCACGGCGACGTCGCACGGCTCGTACTTGGTCACCGGCCGAACGATCGCGCCGGGAATGCCCTTCGCCAGCGCGCGGAGCACCTTGCGGTGCTTGTCGTTATAGTCCGGCTCGAACACGATTACTTTACGCATCACGCACCGCTGAAAAGATGATTGTCCGCGCGTCGTCGGACCACGGTGTTACGCACGCCTCCGCGCCCGTTTTCCCCCGCTGTCCGTAGACCGCGGACACCCGCCACCCCGCCGCCAACAGCGCGTCCCGCAACTGATCGACGGTAAAGTGTCGGTAATGGTCCGGATGGCTCGCCCCAGCCCGATATGGCGTCACCGCCTCGTTCGGCACCGAGCCGAGAAGGACGCGGGTTCGCAGCCGCGCGAGCAACGCCAGCACTTCGGGCGCGTGTTCGATCACCTCAAACGCGACTGCCACGCCCCGCGGCGCGCCGTCGAAATCGTCCGCACTCGCAACCCGGTAACTAGCCGCCGGGTGCGCGTAGTGGTCACGCGCGTAGGTGATCGCGTCCGGGTCCGCGTCGATCGCGGTGATGCTCGCGCCCGTCTGCGCCATGAGCCACGCGCCGTAGCCCACGCCGCACCCGATATCAAGCACGGTCGCGAACCCCGCCCGCTGGATAAACGCCGCTGCCCATTTGTACCGCTCGACGTGATCGGCGCGAATCCCGTCGAGCGTCGGTGCCATCTGCCGAATCATCGCCATGCCTCATGGATCCAAGGAACCGCACAGTTGTCCGGCTTGTGACTGCCGGCGAACACGACCACGGCGCAGCCGTCCGGCCGTCGTTCCGTCAGGTCGCGATAGCCGAGGAAGTAGCCGGGCGGCATGACGTCCTGCAGCAGCGTCGCCTCCGGTACCAGCGCCTCGATCGCCTGTTGATCGCCGTACCGCTCGCACCGTTCCATGAGTTCCGGCTGTTGCTCACGGAAGGCGCGCCAAACGTCCATCCCCCAGCGGTTCGGAAAGGTCATCACGCACGAGCCGTAGCGGCACGGGTACGCGGCGTTGCCGGCCGCGCGGGTGAAGTTACCGCAGATGCCGAACCCGCCGTCCCACTCCGCGAGCGGGGACAGGTCGCCGGCAATTACCGTGTCGAGATCGAAGTACAGGCGCCGGCCCGGCCACAGCGGCAGGAAGGCGCACATTTTCCCCCACCAGCCCGGCAGGTCCAGCTTGTCGGTTAGAAGCGTGTCGATCCCCGGCCAGTACGCATCCGGGCGATCGCTGAAACAGACGAACCGGTGCGGCACGGGCAGATGGCGCGCCACCATGTTCCGGAGCCGATCGACGTAGTGTCGCGGGTACTTGTCCCCCTGCCACACGCACGAAACCGTTATCTCGCCCATGACGGAACCTCGCCGCGCAGATTGGCGTTGCTGCCCTTGCTGTACACGACGTCCGGTTCGTGCTGGCAGTACCGATCGACCGTGTAGCCGGCTTCGTGCGCCTCGTGAAACAGGCGATCGAACAGTTCCAAGAGATCAGCCCGCCAATGCCGCGTCGGCTTGCCGTCGAACCAATGCGAGCGGCCGGCGCACTTGAGGCGGCGCATTGCCCGACCAAGGTGCGGTTGGTGCGGCATGGACGTGTAGTGAATCGCTTTCACTCGCGGATCGTCCAGTTCATACCGCTCGCCGTCCAGCACGTTCCACTGTTGATCCGACGGGAACGGCCGCACCGTCAGCGGCGCACGGCCACCGACCCGGATTGCGTCGAGCGGTAGCGCCGTGGGCAGCGCGCCGCAATTCCAAAGCGAGACGCACAGGCGGTTCGACGCGCGCGCCACGACTCCGAAACCGCGCGCAGGGAGTGCCGCCAGTTCCGCGACGTCCGCCTGCACGATCACGTCCGAGTCCATGTAGATCGCGCACCCCTCGTAGCCGCAAAGCGCCGGCACCGCGTAGCGGAACCCGGAGAAGGGAGTCGCCCACGTGCTCGTATCCCACCGATGAACGAAAAACGGCGAGCGCCGATCGTTCGTGAGCCGCATCCACGTGATTTCCACGGGTTGCGAGGCGTGCTTGCGGATCGTGTATTCAAGCACCGCCTGCGACTCCGCGTCCTCGTGGTTCGGCGCGCAGCCGACGAATACCCGGATCAAAGCACGTCCTCCAATTGCACGCGCGGGAATGCGTCGAGCCACCCACCACGGGTCGCATTGACGACCGTCATTCCGGCCGCACGGATCTCCGGCGCCGCCGCGTAGAAGTGTCGCAGCCACGCGGCGTAAGGACTCGGCTTGGCGATCGACGGCGGGTGCTCCCCGAAGAAATGCGACGGGCGCCCCTGATCGTGTCCCATGTCGAACCCCAGCAGCACGGCGTCCCGCAAACCATGCGCGAACGCGAGGTTGAGCGCCTGAAAGCCGCTGTTGCCACCGTAGACGATCCCCTGCCCGGACGCGTCAAACCGCACGCCCGCGGAATGGTGGTGCTGTCCGGGGATATGCCGCAGTCCGTACTTGCCGGCCGCGGCGTCGCTGCACGTCCAGCGCACCCCGCGCCCACGCGTCGCCGCCTCGTGGACGTCCCACCATTCTTCGTCGCACGCGTAGATCACGTCCACATGAGGAAACCACCGGAACGCGTCGTTCACGGTGTAGATGCGCGCAGCGACGTTCTTTACCCGCTCGCAATCCTGCCACGTAAGGGACGGGCCGGTGGCGATGATAAACGCCCGGGTCACCCCTGCACCCCATACTTGACCATGAAACGCACGGCGACGGCGACGGGACCGGGAACCTTGCCATCCGGCTGTTCCCAAAACCGCACCGTCCGATCCGCCCATCGCCCGGGCATTTCGAGCGCAGCGGCCATCCCGGCGCATGACAGGCCGAGCGTTTGCCGCGCTTGCTTCAGTTCCTCGGGTGACATTGGGGACGCTCCGTATCGTTCGTCTAATGCGTACGATACGCACACGTTCCTAGGTTGTCAAATCCCCATTCGCCGTCGATATGGGTTTAGAAGCCGATCGACGGTCGGGTTGATCGCGAGCATGACCCCCGCAATCTGCCCCTCGCGGTGCTCCCATAGATCACCGGCAATCAGCTTGATTGCGGAGCGGATATCCTCATCCGCGAGCGTGAGCGGCGAACCCGCCATCATTCCGGCCGCATAGGTGATAGTCACGGTGGCCGGCTGGTCGCGCGCTACCGGCCACGACTCCCCGTATCGCCGGCCCCAGCCGGTCCGCCAGTCCGTCCGCGTCGCTCACCAGCAGATACGAGGCGACCGTCTGGTTCGCGCCGGCCGCGTCTACGTAGGCGATTGAGGAGATCGCCGTAACCGGGCCGCGCGGCAGGTACAGCACACCGTCAGCGGCCGGAAACGCGTCAAGGCGCAGCGTCCGCGTACGGTTGGCGATCGTCGCATTCAGGAATCGCTCCGCGGACTGCCGCGCCGCGGTGATGACGGCGGACAAATCGGCGTAGCCCGGATCCTCCGAGTCGAGCCGGAGGTGCCGCGCCAGTTCGGCGGCGGTGAGCGGCTCCGTCGTCATCGGCCGTTCTTCGGCGGACGACCGCGGCGCCGCTCCGGCTGTACCGTCGCCTGCAGCTTGGCGATCGCGTCGTGCACGTCCTCACCCGGCGCGGGCGGTGCGGGCGGCTCACCCGGCGCGGGCGGTGCGGGCGGCGGCTCATCCACGAGGCGCGCCAGCCCAGCGTCCTCAAGCTGCGCGACGTAGCCGGCCGGCACCTCGAACACCTCGCCGTCGCGCGGACTCCCCCATAGCGTTGAGGAGTGATCACGAAGGCAACGCATCTTGGGCATTTGTCGTACCCTCCGCACAAAGAAATCGGGCGCACCCCGCAAAGAGTGCGCCCGATACTACGCCTCGCGAACGTCGCGAGTCTAGACCGTCAGGTTTCCGAACCGCGTGGAAGCCGGCCGGATCGTCGCGAGCGCGCCGCGCTTCTCCGCACGGATCGTCACGAGGTTCTTGGTGAAATCGTCGTTCACGTAGCCGATATCCACCACGGTCGTCTGCCGCTCCGCGTACTCGTAGGACGTCACGAAGTCCGCCACCATGAACTTGGTCGCGGTCATGGAGTTCGTTGCGACCACCGGCAGGCCCCACAGCACCGGCGTGATCGAGCCGAACGGGTTGCCGACGAGGTACCCGCCGTTGACTCCGTCCTTCAACCGCTCGATCGCACCCCAGTCCGCGGGGTTCATGAGCACACCAGTCGCCATGTAGTCGGCCGCGATGATCGCGTACTTAGCGCGGTTCACGGAGTCGATCGCATTGTCGCCGGTGGTCGGGGAGAACGCGGTGTAGTTGCCGCTCGCAGTCATGCCGCTGATGTTCTGGCCCGTGCCGTTGCCGGCGACGATCTGCGTTTCCTCGCGCAGTTCGACACCGTAGCGGAGTCGCGTGTCGATGTAGCTGCGCAGCGCCGGCGCATCCGCGAGGATCTGATTCGACGCCTTGATGAAATGCGCGAGCGTCCGGATATTGACGGTCATATCCTCGAACGTGAGCGTCGCCTCCGGCTTGGCCGCACCCTCGGCCGTTTCCGCCGCCGCGTTGGTGAACAGCAGTTCGCGGACGAACTGCCACGCGTTGCTGGACGTCGGCACGGTCGGAATCAGGTCACGCACGCGCAGCGTCCGGAACGCTCCGGGCACGATGCCGGCGCGCCGGTCGGTCGGTACGAGCGTGTCCACGTTTTCGACAGGCGAACCACCCTGCCCCGTCAACGTATTCGCCTCGACGCGAAGGCGGAACCCGGCGCCCGGCGTCTGCCCGGCCGCGAGGTTGAGCGCCTTGTACTCCGGCGAAGCGGTGACGATGGAGCCGATCGACGCGGCCGGCACGTAGTCGCCGCGCGCCAGCTTGTCAACGATGGTCTGTTCGATCTCCGTGAGATTCGCGGCCAGACCGTTCACCTTGGCGATCGCATCGTTCGCCGCGGCCACCGCGGCGGCGACGTCGGATCCCTGCGCCTGCAGGCTGTCCTTGACCGCCTTGTTCGTCTCCGCGAGCGACGCCTTGAAGGCGGCGAACTGCGTGTTCCAGTCCGCGATTGCCGCCGCGACGTCCGCCGCCGGCCCACCATTGGCGCCAACGAAAAACGGCATGGGGATGAAGGTGCCGAGCTTGTGCATGTCTCAATCCTCGATTGGGGTTAGCAGGTCAACCGAACTGCGCAGCAGCGCAGCCAACTCGCCAGCGCCCGGCGTGGCGTGCGGGGTAGCGCCCGGCGTACCCCTTCCCCGGGCGGACGCACCGCCCGGAAGTTCGTTCATGAGCCGGCGGCGTTCGGTGCGCGGGACGCCAGCCTTTGCCAGTTCCACGTCCACGCGGCGCAGCGCCGCCTTTGCCGGCGACTCTTCGTCCGGCTCAATCTCGTCGGACGCCAGCAGCGCGTCCGCGAGTCCCATCTTCACCGCGTTCTCGCCGTTGAAGAACGACTCCGCGTCCATGTACTTCGCGATATCCGCCACCGGGATCCCGGACCGCTCCGCGTAGACGCTCGCCATGGCGCCGTCGAACTGTTCCAGCAGATCGGCCGTCGCGCGCATGTCGTTCCGGTTGCCCAGCGCGATCGCCCACGCGTTGTGAATCATGAGGAAACCCGCCTTGGCGACTCGCAACTTGTCGCTCGCCATGGCGATGACGGACGCGGCGGACGCGGCGATGCCGAGCACGTTTGTGGTCACCTCGCCGTCGTGCTCGCGCAGCATGTTGTAGATTGCCAGCCCGACGAAGAAATCGCCGCCGGTCGAGTTGATGTTGACCGTTACCGGCCCGGAACCCACGCGGCGCAGGAAGCCGCGCACGTAGTTGACCGTCACGCCCGTGCCGTCGTACCGCTCCCCGATCTCCTGTGCGATCGCAATGGCGCGGTCGTCATCCCCGGCCGCGGCGCGTACCGGCGTCCACAGTTCCGCTGCACGCGCCGGCACGTCCCAATCGAGCGCGGCCGGCGGATCGAAGGCGCGGATTTCAGGGAGTCGGCGGTTCGTCATTGGTCTGCACCTGCGGCTGCGATCCGATCGGGATCATTTGACTTTGCGCGTACATGACGTCCCCGTTCGGGACCGGGGACAAACCCTCAAGCGCGCGAGCCTCGTTGATCGTCTTGAGATTGCCCGCGATAGCCTTGGTCAAAAGGTCAACTCGACTCGCTTCATTCCCCCGAAGGAACGCGGAAAAGTCGAACTCAACGGCGAGCGTATCGCGTTCACTGTCCGGAATCAACCATTTGGACACAGACGACTCTATGCGCTCAAGGATCGGACGAATGCCGAGCGTGTAAAAACCTTCCTTGATCTGTTCGATACCCGATCCCCACACGGTCGTTGCGCTCGTGTCGTTCACCAGCACGGACGGCACACCAAGGAAACGACACACGTCCTCAACTGAGAAGCGGCGCGACTCCAATAGCTGCGCATCCTTGGGCGCGATGGTAATTTGCTGGAACTTCATGCCCGCCTCAAGCACGCGCAGCGGATCGCCCTGCCCTTCCTGCAGGTCGGCAAACTCCGTGCGGATCCCCTCGCGCTGTTCGGGCGACAGCACCCGGTCGATCATGAGCACACCGGTCGGCTTGAACCCGTTGGTCGCAAGCGTGCTCACCCGGTTCTCGGCCGCGGCGGCAATGCCCATGGTGCGGGCGCCGTAGGTGAGCGGGGAAAGCCCGACAATGCCGTTCGACGGCATGAGCATTAGGTGCCAGATTGCCGGCTGCCCGTGCACTACGACGTTCACCCCGTCCGTGTACTTGTAGACACGCCCGCCGGCCGCCACTGAGCGAACATTCCATCTGCGGCGACGGAAGCGGCAGCAGCGCCACCGTGCGCGAGCCCATGGTTNNCTTGTGTCACGTAGGCGTTGCCGGACAGAAGCAAATTGATGACGACGGACTCGATGAACTCGTTTCGCGTCTGGTAGCGATTGGGGGACTGGATGAGTTTGGCAAGCCAATGATCCGGCTTGACCGCCTTGCGCGTGCCGTCCGGCGCGTACTGCCAAACCGTGATCGGCATGGCGCCGATCGTCTCGCTCACCAGCCGCACGCAAGCCCACACCGCCGACAGTTTCAGCGCGACGTCCGGGTTGATAACCTGCCCGCCGCCCGCGCCACCCATGCCGCCGTCATCTTGCCGGCCGGCTACACGGCGCATGGCGCGCCCGAACAGCGCCGCCAGCAGCGTTCCGAAATACCCGTCCGTGGGACGCCATACCGCCATCACGCACGCGCTCGTATCGGGTTGGCGAGGAACGCGGCGAAGTCCGCGGAGTCGTCCTCGTGCATGTCGCGCGCCTTCAGCCCAAGCGCCATGACCGCGGCAACGGCGGCGTCGACCCGAAACCGCGCCTTGCTCTTGTCGATCTTGCGATTGCCGGCCGGGTCCATGGTCGCCACAGCGTTAGAGAAACACCACGTCAGAACGGGTTGTCCGGTATGTGCCAGCGTCCGCGCCGCAATAGCCTTGTCGAGCGCGTCAACCGCCGGCCCCATGTCCCGGTAACCCTGTCCCCACTCAACGAACCGAAGGCCGTTATCAGACTCATCGTCCCCATAGTACGCCTCGACTCCAATGCGCGCAAAGCATTTCATGAGTACGTCGATCCGCCACCGGTCGAACGCGATGCCGAGCACCCTGTATCGGGTGCTGATCTCCGCGATGAACCGTGCCACCTCGTCATAATCCACGTCGTTCCCGGGCGGCGCGAACAGATGCCCCTCGGCTACCCACCGCTCGTAGGGCACCCGGTCCCGCTTGGAGTGCAGCGCCAGCAGGTTCCCCGGCTTCCACGCCCACGCGACCAGCCGGTCACCGTTCCGGGCCGACACCGCGGCCAGCGCGCACAGGTCGGTCGTGCTGGACAGGTCGAGCCCTAGGTAAATTTCCTCGTCCTGCAACAGCAGCGCCAAGGGATCCTGAAGCTGACGCCATGCCAGCACGTCGATTAGTCCCGGCGTGGCGTCGACTCGCTGGTTCAATTCGAGGTTCCGGAACGCGGGCAGGAACGACGGCATATCCCGCGCGGCCGCAGCCTTCTCGCGCATCCGGTCGAGCACCTTGAAGTCGTCAAGCGCCGGGTTCGCGAGCGGCCACAGGGACTCGTCAAACGGATCCGCATCATCTGGAACGGCGTAGAGGTGGCACACCACGGACGGGTCCGTGCCCGCAAGTCCCCGGTCAATCAACTCACTAAGGATATGCTGGGGATCGCGCGACTGCGTGGAAATGATTGCGAACAAAAACTCGGTCCGCGCCGAGTCGGACGTGTTGAGCACGTCGTATAGTTCACGGTCGATCGCCTGCGCCAACTCGTCGTAAATGACGAACGTCGGGTTGAAACCGTGTTTTGTTTTCATGTCGCGGGACAGCGCCCGGTAAAAGCTGCCGTTGCCGTAGCACACGATGCGGCGCGTCGAGTCCACGCACCGGAGATACCCGCCTTGCTCCGCGTCAAGTTCCGGATCCGCGCGCACGAACTGCGCGGCGTACTTGTAAATGATCGACGCTTGTTCCCGGTCGTTGGCGGCGCTGTATATCTCGCCGTTCATCACCGCTTCCGGTCCGACCAGATGGCACAGCACGAGCCCGGCGACGATGGCGGTTTTCCCGTTCTTGCGCGCCATGGACAGGATAGCGTCGCGCGTGATGCGCAAGCCATTCTCGTCGCACGGCTCGTAGACGTCGCGCACCCACCGCTGTTGCCACGCCCGGAGCACGAACGGTCGGCCGGCGCCCACGCCAGACGGCACCGTGAGCGCGTGCAGGAACGCAATCACCCGGTCGGCCCGCGCCGGGTTCCGCCAGCCCTTGCCGTCGTGCTCGATCGCGTCGTGCCATTTGTCCAGCACGAGCACGATTTTTGGCTTTTTAGGTATTGACAACCTAGGGTGCCTCGCGTACATTCCGTCCAACACGAACGGAGGGTACCACGATGACGACGCGGACGGCGACACTCAAGGGTGCAGACTGGAACCGGGGAATTTTCGTCCAGTTGATTTACGTGGACGGTCGGTACTCCGGGTTCGCGTGGTTTTCCCGGAGCATGGGTAACAGCGCGGAGTATGACCGCCAGCAGAACGCGCTTGCTCGCATCGCCGCGGGCGAGAACCCCGCCGCCCTCGTCGCGGAAGTGCTCAACGTCAACGCATACGACTTGCTCAAAGGCGAGCCGGTGTGGGCGGCGCGCTAGGCGCCGCCCCTCAACCCCAGCAAGGAGTCCAGCAGATGAACACCGCGACACACGTTGTTTTCAACTACCCGATGCGGGACCACGCGTCGATTCCGATTGCGGACGCGTTCGCGTGGTCCGATCAGCAGCTTGCCGAGCACGGCTTGCGTTGGTCACCGTGCCGCGTCGTGTGGGCCGATCGGTCGTGGTCATACGCGAAAGGGTGGTGGTTCACCGACGATCGCGGCCGCTTGGCGCGCGTAGGCGCCGGCGCCTACGGTGATCTTGTCGTTGCGGAGCGGGCGGCGCGCTAGGCGCCGCCCCTCAACCCGCCTTGCCGCCCTTGATCGAAACCAGCCCCTCGAACTTGGACGCCTTGGGCTTGCTGCCGCCGGCCGGTGCCTTGATCGAGGCGCGGGACGTCGGGGTAAGCCCAAGCTGCGGCCCCAGCGTCGCGATCTTTTGCGCCGCCTCGTTGAGCACGGTTGCCCACGGGTTCCGCGCCGGCTTGTAGTAACGCGTCACGGTCGTGCCGTCCTCGGTCACCACGACCTCGCTACGCTGTTGCAGCACGTACCCCTCAAGTTCCAGATACTCGGTCGCCGTCCGGTGCTGTTTGCACGCTTGGCAGTACGCCACCAGCGCGCCCGCGTCGATCGCGGAGAACACGCCCGGCGGCATGTTCGCGGTGATGATCTCCCACACCTCGCGAGCGTAGCCCATGAGTTGATCGGGCCGCTGCGGCTCACCATCCGGATCCAGATAATCGTCCGGTATCGGGCGGTGACCGGGGTTCCCCTCAAGCTTTTTGATGATTGGGTGCTTTGGTTTCGGTCCGGGCTTGTTCATTGGAATTCCATTCTAACGGGTCGTCGCGGTGTGGAATGATAAATCATCCTAGGATTTGCGGGCGATAAATTTTGA